ACTTCAATCACCCCAGTTTTCGTCAAAGTCTGTATTGATGTCACATTCCTTGCACTGATCCCAAAGCAACATCGTGCCGTCCTCCATCCAGTCACCCTTCTCTAAGTACGAGCAGTAACCGCTCTCCTGCTCCCGCTTGCCATCCCGAACACTCCAATAAGGGCATATCCGATAGACCTTCTTTGCCAAACCCAAAAAATTAATCGGGTAAAACTCGTAACAATAAGGCCCTCGGGGGATTTTTGACGTGTCTTTATTCAACCTTCCATCAACAACTTTCGGCCATCGGCATCCCGCTGTTCTAACTCTAATACCGTCTCTTCCCCCGTAGACCGACAAACAATCACAATCTTGCCGACATTCTCGGTTTTCATAAAGTGCAGCAACTCCTCACGACGCTTCTTGGTAGGTACTTCAGACGCTGACAGCCGCATTGTTTTCACGGTAGACCTCCATGATTTTGTTGACTATTTCAACGGGTGTAAATTCGGCGATAGCCTGGCACCACGGATGCTCACAAGGAGGGTCAACCGTGATGAGTTCACAGGGGCTGCACGACCGCGACGACTGCAGGTACTGGACGCTCGGATAGTAAGAAGTCCTTTTGCTGCCGTCAGTCATGCCGAAGATAGCGACCGTGGACACACTCATGGCCCCCGCGATGTGCATAGCTCCGGTGTCACAAGTTAAGAGTACGTCAATATGCTTCAAAAATGCTATGTAGTATTCCAATGGCCCCAGGATTTTAGTCATGTCATAGATACCCTCCGGTGGGGCGGTCGGCTTTCCGTTATAGGTCAGGACAATCATGTTTTCGGGGCCACCAAGCATGTAACAGTCATATCCATGTTCGGCCAATAGAAACGCCGTCTTGAGACCTAGTTTCCGGGGGATAGACCGGAAGTGGCTGGCCGAATCCATGTGGATACCAATGCGGGGGCGATCAGGGTTTTTGACATACCCCTGCAAGGCGGTTACTAGTGTTGCATCTGGCTCCAAAACGGGCGAAGCATCCGGCGGCTCCAACCCCAGGAATTTAGCGAACGTATCCTGCAACTCTTGACCCACGGAGGCCCTATCCATTTCCGCGACATTCACCCAAGCATCAAACTGCTCGGCCATTATCAAAGTAATCGGGTAATCAAACAAACTGACTATATCACCGATAAGGGGCTGGTCGGCGACAGTCGAAACCACGGCGACCAACACCCCTGGGTTATCTTCCCGGAACTTCTGCAAGACTGGCCGGAGGGCAATCACATCTCCAATACCCCCCGGAAAAAACAAAAGCAGGCTCCGTGACTGCTTAGTGAGCGGCTTTTCGGGAGCTAACTCGAACGCGGCATAGGGGTCTGCATCCTGTAGCCTTTCGAGGAACTTCCCGGTCATTACATAGGGAATGTCCTTATAGAGGAGACGATAGCCGGACATGATACCTGAGCGGGTGGCGGGCATAGCAAGGTCTTTGGTAAAAATGACGCGGTACAATTTCTTGTCCACAATTTCTCCTTATTACATTCGCTGGAAGCCAGAATTTTTCAATAACACAGGAGAAAGCCTATGGATGAATGGCTTAAATTTATTAATAACATACTCCATGAACTTCCAACGAGGATTCATTTTATGGTCCAGGTTATCGGGGTCTTCCCATCCACGCCGCAAATAATACACAAGTGAGCGCGTCCCAAGAAAGTGTGTCAATTTGCCTGTTTTGAGATCGCGATTGGGATAGGGCGTCATCATGGCACCAGTAGTCAGGTCTATCGTTACATTTCCATTATCACTACCGCGATAGAATACTGCGGCAGACCCATAGAGAGATTTTCCCGTGTTGGGAATATTGTTTCTGGCTAATGCCCGATTAAGACCATTAGGGTCAAGCCGCTCTTGCGGATTCACTAATCCTTGGTCACCGACAGGCGATGACCCATAATATCCTTGTCCTGTTAGGAAGTAATGATTATCCAACTGCGACTGTGTAACCCTCCCCATATCTAATGCTTCCCGTAACGACTGCTTCAATGCCCCCGCGATATTGTTACGGCCTTCGTTCCCGAACGGGTTATTCTTCATCTCCGCAGCCCGTGCGTCGTACTTGGCGGCCAACTCCAAAACCCCCGACCAATCTATATTAATCATTGAGGGTTATCCCCTTGCAGAACACAGAAAACTTCGTGCCCCCCGCGTAATAGTCACGGCACACCAAATGCAACTGCTGGGTGAATGGATCGTCTACTAAACCGCGCCACTCTATGTGGTCTACCCAATCCAAATTCAAGTTGTTGGAAGCGTTAATGTTCTCGCTTACCTTTACCGCCAATTCCCGCCCAGCTTCCTTAGGCCGGGTGTTGTTTGCCATTTCACCCACCACATATATCTTGACAGTGAACATACCTTCACCGTGGGTACCCCTCGTGAACACCGAAGGGAAGTCCCCTTCTATCTCAAAAAAGCACCCCGGAAAGTTGTTGGCCGGGTCTTCCATCAACAGTATCGGCGGGGCCTCGATCTTCCGCTTGAAGGTCAAAGCGTACTTGGCCGTAATACCAGCCGTCTCCCCGTCGGAGTGATTCACGGCATAGCGAAAACCGCACTCATCCCCCGGTTGGCCTATAACTTGATTGACGGCTTCGACCAAAGTAGCCATGTTCAATCTCCTATTTCAGCGGGGCCGGTCTCAACGCGACCTGCTGGTGGTCATTCTCCCACGTCTGCGGATTGCGAAACTTCGTCGGCGGCTCCGTCACCACAAAGATTTCGCCCGTGCTGTCATTAGTGACCTCATCGCCCATTTTGATGTCAGCGTCATAACCAATAAACAACACAGTGCGGGTAGTGTCTATCGGCCCCATGAAACTCCCCATCGTCATTCCCGGCTCGAATACCGAAAACAGGCACGGCTCATTCTCCAAGACTGCGGTAGGCGTTACATAGGTCTCCCCGTCAGAGCGGGAAACACGGGTACTGGAACAAGTATCCGGTGCCGGCGGGGTCATGCTCATTTCTATGACCTCGACATTCTGTAGGAATTGTTGATAGCCAGCCGCGTCTCCTTCAGCCCCTCACGGGCAACCTTCATGGTCTCTTTCCCGACCGCCTCATTGACTGCGAACTGTCCAGCCCTCCAGCCCCCACCCGTCAACTTCTTTGTCCCCACAGCCAACAACGCGTGATAGTAACACAGGTCGGCAAAACGGCGGTCGGCTATCTGATCCATTTCCTCCAGGGTGCGGCTGCCTGCATACAAAACAGCCACATTGTAAACCCCATCGGGACACGGCTTCAGCCAAATCTCATCATTCCGTATCTCCCAAAACCCCTTCGAGAACCGATTCAACTGAGACATCTTCTGGTAATCTATCAACATGACCGTGGGGTTCGGGGCGTGCAAGCCGGAAGCCATAATCTCAGTCCAAATATCCTCATAGTCAGTGGCGGCATAGCCGGGATGCCAGAACACATCTTTAATCCATAAAGCACCTTCAGGCAAATCGTAATTGGGCTGGTCATTAACCGTCGTGATGCTCTCGGCATAGGCCGTGATGCACACCTTAGGCTTGCGAAACAAATAGTCATGCAAGGCCTCATCAATAATGCCCAACAAAGCATCGTCGTCAATATCCGACCTTGAGATACCCTTGTTTCTCAGGATGCCGATGAGGTTAGACTGGTTGTAGGCGTTTTCAGGCATGGCTGCCCCCTATCCCGTTGCTCTCTGCCATGATTGTTTGATGCACCGATGAAACTCTGCCCCCATTGACCGTAACGACCATCTCGAATAATCACCTGTCACTTGCGGCCTCTCCTCCACTACCCACTGCATCAACTCTACCAGGTGGTCACAATCCGGCTCTGCCCAACGTGCATTATGGGCGGTCATGTCCTTTACCTTCACCAGACCAGATACCCGAATAGGATATACACCTTTCCCGTCTGCGTAGTCAAGCATACCACTCCACCCGGTCACCAAACTTGGCACCCCGCAAGCGGCAGCCTGCAGCGGCGGCATCCCTTGCCCTTCCCCTCGCGATGGCTCAACCAGGCAATCCAACCCCTGCACAAACTCTACCAACCTCGCCTCCGGCCAATTCTCATCTATTACCTCAACCTGGGCATTGTCAAAGGCAGGGATGTTCCTCGTATCCCGCGTCTTAATGACCAGCTTCACCCCCGGCCTGCCACCAAATGCCGATTGGAAAGCCCTCAATAAAACATCCGTCCCCTTGCGGCCACTCTGCACCCCGATAGCCCCGAACACAAACTCTTCATTCCGATGCTTAACTTGCGGTCTCACAAATAACTCAGTATCTATCCCCCAGGGCACAATCCGTATCCGCTTATTGTACTTGCCAAAGACATCGGCACAAAACTGGCTCGGCACCCAGACCTCATCGGCCTTGGCGACATAACTCTTCCACTCTTCGGGAATGTCATCGGCCTCATACATGGAGTAGGCTATTTCGTATCTACATGACAGGTGCTTCATAATAATGGGATAGCCTACCGCAACCCCCAGGCGACTAAAAAGGCCATTGTTTAATAGCTTTTCACGCAGAAAATCCTCTGTCTCGGCGGGGATGTAGTCTTGGGTGGCACGGAGTTGGAAATCTATATCGGGCTTGCTCAGAAGTTCCTTTGCCAGCCCCCGAAAACCCACCGCGTAACCTGTGTATCTGGACAGTGGCCCCAGCAATCTGAAGTTAGCCAAAACCGCCTCCTATAAAAAAGGGGGAGGGCCAATCATCAGCCCTCCCCCGATGCTCCCCCGCCGATTCGTTAGTCAATGAACGGAACTTCGGTGCCAGTGGCATTAGCCACAGTCAACTTGGCGAAGGCCTCAGACTGCAGAACCTTCATCGCGTTGCGGCTCGACAGAGAACGACTCAGCAAGTTCTTGCTGGCATCCGAATCCTGCGGACTGACATACAGCGGAATGTACGGGGCGAACACGCTGCCCGTGTGCATCCAGTCCTGCGGATAGAAGCCAAAGATGAGCTTGTTCTTAACCGAAGTCGCGGCCTCGGCCCAACTCACGGAGTAAACGGTCAACTGGCCGTCATAAGTACCCATGCGCTTGATGCCGTAACCAAACTCGTTGGGATCGCGCTGGCTGGCTTCCCAGTGCAGAGACGAGGCGAACAACTTGGCCTGCGTCGGGCCACAGAATACCCAGTCGGCCTGGAACTTCTTGCCCATCAACAGACTGGAAGCGTAGTTCGTCCACATCGAGAAGCCCTGGTCATACCACTTCTCCTGGCTGTCCCAAGCGGTCGGCTTGTTATAGCCATAGGTGCCCGCGTCCACACCCGCACCCAGAGCGATGGTCTCAAGATACTGCAGGTTCAGTTCACGGGCAATCTCACTGGCACCGGCCTGCAGCAACTCGGCCTCGGCATCCAGATTATAGAGAGCCTTCATATCCTGCATCAGAATGGAAGTGATGTCATAGTAAATGGACTTCTCTTCCGCTTCGAGGTCGGTGTGGCTGATACCCAAGGTAACCTGCGCCTTGGTATCACCCTCAGTGTGGTCAGTCCAGGTGCTATCAAACACCGAACTGTCATACATATTCGACCCGGAACTGGCCCCCGAACCATACTTGAAGTCGAGGAAGTAGACCCGTCCGGTCGGCCCCGGCAGCGGCTGTACGCTCTGAATCTCATACGGAATGAGCTTCGGGAAAATCTGCCGGATCATGGGCAGCACATACGGCAAGGTCGTGCCAAGGACGGTACTGGTGGTAGCGGTCTCCATGTACCCACGCTTGGTGCAAGCCCGGAAGTATTCGGGATGCAGCCTCTCATAGTTGTCCAGCACCTGCTTGAAAGCGTAGTGCTTGTTGCCCCAGTTCTGGGCACCCGTATCCTCGATGCCTTCCAGAAGCCCACGCTTGACTTCGTGGACGGTCTCAGGCCGATCCGTCAGGGTTTGGCCGTTGAACCAGGCGGTCTCCTTCTCGTTGCCGGTATGGATACCGATACTGGCAACATCCATGCGCCTCTTCATGCTCTGCACCAGAGGAGTAATCTCCTCCACCTTGGCCTTGACCTCTTCGACATCCTGGCACCCGTCAAAGTGCTTGGCGACAATCTTGCCGAGGTCGGCATCGGCTGCTGTCAGGGCACCAATGGCGGCACTCTTCGCGGCTTCGAGGGCCTGGGACTTCTCCCGCTCCTCGTGATACAACTTAGCGGCAGCCACAGCAGCTTCAGCAGCAACCTTGGCGGCACTTTCCCCCGCCTTGCTGACAGCCTCGGCCACAATAGCTTCCAAGTCAACTTCAGGAGCCTTCGTCTCCGGCTCCTTCTGTTCTACGGTCTCTTCTACGGTATTCAGTTCCTCACCCATAGTGGGTTCCTCCACCGGACGGGCAACACCTACTGTCTCATCAACGGCCTCAGCCACAACCTCTACTTCCTCCACTTCAAGCTCATCCTTGGGCTTCGTCAACTTCAGCGTCCGGGTATTGGCAGACCCCCGCCGTACCGGATCACAGCCGTTAAGGATATAGTCCGTTATGACACTGTGAGTAATGTTACCTTTCTCGTCCGTTTGGTATTCTACATTGCCATATCCAACGATAGACCATTCCGTATTTACGCCGTGCGACCACAGGGTAGCAATGTCCTGTCCCGCTTGGGTCGGGATAAGAACACCCTCCATAATGAGGTCGTCACCCTGCAGCATCACAGCATCATATCGGACACATATTTCCGTCGGCTTGTCGTCACTCCAACAAGCGTGGCCGTCACGACCTGTAAATTTGCCCGCCTTGCAGAGACGATTCACACGCGAAAGATTGTTAGCGAACTCGGCCTTGGGATACAGCCGCTTATTATTGTTTACTTTGTCAGCCTGAGCCACCAGTGCCGTAAACCGCCAGAGGCCGTCTTCGTCCTTAGTAGGCTTGTTAATCAAAACCCCATCGAACTCCTCCTCAATCAACTCCCGATTAACCTTCGCAAGGTCAACCATCTTGGCGTGAGCTTTTTCGAGCAAGCGATTATCGGCCTCGGCATCGGCCAGTTTGAGGAATATATCCTCAGCAGCAACAAATGTGTCCACCGCATCAATTAGCGCATCGTAGTCAAGGGCAGCCGCTTCCCCAATCAGGCTTTCCACTTCTTCATCTTCTAGATCTAAAGCCCTGGCATGATCCTTCAGGTGGTCAATGACCGCCGTCTTCTCTGCGGGGGAGACAAGCAACGCCCCTACTTTCGAAAGACAATCCTTGAGCATATCCATATCCACCGTGGCATTTTCAGTGGGCTTGGTAACGCTATCCGTGTGGTGCGGTAATTCACACCCGATAGCATAAGCGGCATCTGGAAGTGATGTTTTATTAAGCATAGGTATTCCCTCTACTAAGCATAGTAGCGTTACTGCAGAAAATACTATGCAATATGAAAAGCGATGTCAACAAAGCTACAATTGAAATTCGCTAATTGCTAAAAGCAGAAAGACCGCCCACACTACACAAGGGCGGCCTTTCCACGGTGAACAACGGCGGCGGGTTTACTTGACGGTAAAGCAGTGGCTGCAATCTCCATCCAGAGGGCGAACGCTATCCGCGTCGAAAGCGATACCCCCCTCATCATCGAGACCCATGACTATCCGCTCGTTAGCCAGTTCATCTACGACCTTCTCCAAAACATCTACCCGCTCGTACATTGGCTTGTCTATCAAGTTCATATCCCCATAAACCAACAGGTCATAAGGATAGAGTACGATTTCACACTCAGCTAAGTTGCTCTTGGGATTCTGCACCCGGCCAGCAGACACCGGCACACCATTCTCCAGACAAGTCCACTGAGCCTCCATCACGAAGTCCTCTGGCAGCAACCGCGCCAGTTCCACGACCTGCGGCAAGTTGGTGTCCCGATTGCGGCCACCCTCAGCCACATAGACATTCACATTCTTGCCCTTCTTGTGTATCTGCAACGGCGGTAGCCCGGTGTCCATGACTCTAACCATGCCCGATGCGTCTCTGGCCTCACCCTTCGGCAAAACCCACGGCAGCACCGTGCCGATTGTCACCGAACCGGAATTACGAACAAACCAGAACGGGCGTATCATGGAATCACTCAGTATCTCATCCCGATACCTGACCAACCACTCACCCGCCTTGAGAGTATGGAGAGTATCTTGGCTATCAATCAGCACACTATCGGTATTCAACTCGATACCATGCCAAACATCATCATTAGCCGCCAGGTCAGCCATAAGCCGTTCCCTCTCGGAATACGGCAACGAAGTGCAATTCATGCCATCCAGCATCAGCACATCCCAAAACTTCACAACCCCGCCCGATATGACTATCTCAAAGATACCCTGTTGGGGCTGATCGGCATTAACAAACAAATCAACCTCTTTAGCCATGCCCCGAACCAACTTCCCGTCCTTGCCGAAAATCAGAACGCTGTCCCCCTGCTTGTGAACCTGGAGCATTTGGTAATCGGCACTGACAGGCAAGCAGTACACGGGGAAACGATAGGCCCCGTGGAGCCGGGGGCTGCCCACTACTACATATTCACCGAACTTGTAAGTCTCTTCCGGCTTCTCAGGAACCGCCTCCTGCATCCTCACCATCCAAGTGCTATAGGCAGGCACCCGGCTGCGATGCCGAAGAAACTGGTCTTGCTTAACCTGCACCCCTGAGGGAATTACACTCTCGTCTATTTCACCCTCGACCAACAGCACTGAGCCACCATACAGTGCGGCACTCTCGTCTGATACACAGATAGCACCGGGCAAGTCTCCCCAGCCGTGAATGACCGCCTCATAGTCCAAGCTGTCCGTGACAATATGTACCTGCCCGGTCAAAGCCAGTAGCTTCAGGGCCACATTATGAAGCTCCGTATCCTGGCAAGCATGGGCGGCATCATGTACCGACAGGGCATCTTTCAGGTTGGGCATCAGAGTGTTCACGGTGCGGCACTCTCCTTGCTCCGCTTGGCCTGCTGTGCGATGTTGGCCTTCCACAGTTCAATCTGGTGGGGATCGAGTTGCGGATGCAGCCGAGGCCCGATCAACTCCGGCGGCATACCGATAGTATGGAGGTAGGTAGCCAACTGCCCCCGTGTAAACTCAATCTTAGCCTCGGTCTCTGCTGTCTGCGGGATGATACTCGGATACTTAATCTTATACAACTTCTGCAGCGGGTTAATCCCGTTCAGCAAAAGTTCCAAGTCGAACAATATCTTCAACCCAGCAGCGTGTGAGAACTGGAGCCTCTTAATCTGCTTGCTGAAAGCCTCCATGCCCTCCTCTTTGGTCTTGTCTACCATCGGCTTATTGCCAATATCCAATCCTAAAATATCAATCGGCATACCAAAGGTGGTCAGCATGACGTTCACGCCAAAGTAAATATCGTCCAAGTGCTGCAAGGCGGCGGTGGAAGGCTGCAGTTTATCTACACTCCCCGAAATCATCTTGCCTTCGGAGTTGTAAAACCCGACCGTATAGATGTCCCTAGCTACATCGTTGGGGCTATAGCGTGGGGAGCTTTGGTAGTTGCCGGAGTTGGCATCATACGGGGTCACTTCATCCCGCTCGTTGCTATACTGATAGTCCCGTATCTTAGCCGCGATTTCGTCTTCAGTGCTATCAATGGGCACGGGGATTACATGCACATTCGTATCCCACACCCGGATAATCCGCGCCACACCAAGGCTATCCCGGCCAGCGTTGAGCCGCTTCCAGTTCACAATACCCGGTGCCCCCAACGGCTCGTGATAAAGCCCCCCCGACGTTGCCCCGAAGCCCCACTGGACAATCTGGTAAGGCCAGAAAGCCGCCACCACAACCCCCATATCATTAACCTGTGTATAAGCGGCTTCGTGCGCATACCGATTGTCACTCATGGCGAGAACGGGGTCACCATACTTCAAATTGCCCGACTGATCCACGTTCTTATTTATCTGCCAACTCTTCTGAAACTGCTTCACCGCAACAATGCCATCCATGCTCGGCGAAATCACCGTCTCAGTAAAGACATCACCCTTTTTAACCATATCACGGATAATATCCCAGCACCGCTGCCCGTCCAGTTCGGTACGATCCACCATCTCACGCAATATTTCAACAGCCTTCACTTGCTCCGCTGTAGGTTCGTCCCCTTCTTCGTGGTCCGTCTTAATCTTGAACCCGAAATAATCCTCCTCAGGGAAACAAGTGGCGTAGTTGGCGATATGGTCAAAAATACGCGCTACCAAGCCATCTGTCTCATCCATATTCATAATGTCTTCTTCGACCGCCTTACGGCTTTTGCCTCTTACCCACGGCAGCACGAAATCAGACCGCCCACCCAGACTATGCACCCCCACAGTAGCAACCGGGGCTTGTTTAATAGGGGATTTCTTAAGTCCTAGCTTCTGTAGTATGTCCATTTTTGATTATCCCCAGTTCACGTTATGGATGCTGCCCACCCGCTTGCGGATAGTAACAGGCAGGTCTTTGATAACAGCACGGTCTATCGAAGCACTGGCAAGCCAGGAACTCATTATCATGTCGGTTGTCTCGGTGTCATGCGGATACCCCAAAAGCTCCTGTATCCAGAAACAAATCGGACACTCGTGTAGCGGGTCTATCGGTTCCTTGTGCTTCTCCCCACCCCACGGGATAACCCACTTCAGATTCTCGAAATCCCCCACCATTCTCGGCAAGCCTAATTCGGGGTTCCATTTCTGTGTCCCTGTAAAAACACCCTGAATAGGCACCCGAATGTTGATGTTGCGATTCTCACACACCAAATTGATAAGGTCAACAAATGCCTGCTGGGTGGCATTGTTTTCAACCGTGACCATGTTAGCGCGACAATCCCGTAACACGGTACTATTACCACTTCTCTCTGTCAAGAATTCTTCAATTTCCAGCAGCATATCAACCAACGTCTCAGCCAACATGCGCGGCTGCCCATCACGACCCCGCTTCCTGATTATCCTGAGCGGGACACGCCTCTTATACTTGTCATAAGCGATAGCAAAGATGCAACTCCACGAGCCAGTTTGCTTCATGGACGCTGCCGGGTCGAACCCAACCACCACCCCATCCAACTCGAAATCAAGAGGTAGTTGACCATACTGGAAAGTACGATCTTTGCACCTGTCAATAATATCCTGCGTCCACCATGACATCTTCTCTTTGATACCTGTCAACATGAACTGCAGGTCGAACGCAACCTCACCAATCTGCTTACGGCGGGACAACAGTTTCTCTATCGGCCACCGCTCCGGCCACAGCGGTTTCCCGTCAATGATAGCCGACTTCTTCCATTTATCCCACTCATCATTCTGGCTCAACTGAGCGTGGACATCATCCGGCGTCCACGGTGTCCCAATGACAATGTGGCGATACCCACCGATATTCAGCCAGTCAGTATAAAACAGCTTGGTAATCGTCTCTAATCGCTTGGGTTCCTGAATAGCTTCACGGGAGCGGATGATATCGTCAAAGACAATAATATCGGCCCGGCCACCCGTAGCCGGAGCGGTAATCCCATAGGCTTCAAGGTTGGCGTCCTTAATGCCCAGGTCGGCCTCCTGCCAGGTACCATCAAAATCTACCTTGAGCATATCGAGAGCAGACCCTGACCACGAGCCGGAGTTGTCCTTCTTTAGATACGGGAAAACCTCGTGCAGTTCCTTATTGCGTTCGATATTCTTCTTGACCTGCCCCACCACATCCATCGCCAAGTCGTCAGAGCCGCTGACATACTTGATTCTCAGATTAGGGTTTTTGCCAAAACAGAATAAAAGGAAGCAAACCATCGTTGAAGTTTTGCCATGCTCACGGGGAGCCATGAGAAGCAGGTTGTCTTTGCTGGAAGCCGGGCGGGTATGCTTGCCAGGCTCAACGATGTCCTTAACCTGATCCCATAGCAACTTGTACCACTCGCGGTGATGCTTGCCGAGCTTCCAGGGCTTGCCCTTTTCGTCTCTGAGACAGTATTCGGCGAACTTGCAAATATCATTCCGTATTTCGGTGAACTTAGCGAACTCAAGGGCTTCCCTGATTTCTTTCACCATATTGCCGTCGGTTTGTCTCATGGTTTCTCCTCGGCGGTAAACTCAGCGTCTATAACCAACGCGGCATTAGTGGCTTCCCCTCGGTCTAATTTGCGGACTAACTCATCCAATTCAGACAACAACTTCATCATCAAAATCTGGTCTTGCTTGCTCGCCTTCTTCAACGCCTCCACCCAGATATTCTTCGTATCCGCTTGCCCCACCAGGTCTCCCGTCTCAGCGGCTATCTGCTGCAACACCTGCAAATACAACTTCCCGATCTGAGCGGCCAAGTTGGGCTTCTCGGCTAACATGGTGGGAATATTACTAATCAAAAGCTCAGCCAACTGGTTCAGCTCCCCGATGCGGAAAGTTTTATGCGACCGCACCGACATCCCCAATATCTCCTGAGCGTGTTTCCGTTGATAAGCGACAATCTCTCTCGTGTTATGCTGCCGAAACGCCTTTACATCATCAGCCGTTACACTGATATTCCCTTTATTAATCTGTATGGCAATATCGTGGTCAAACATCCCCACAGCAATCAGCCGCAGGGCTAACTCTCGGGCCTCTGTATTGGCCTGTATTATCGTCCAGTCTGGCTCTCTAATTAAACTCATAGAAAATTAGCCGTGGATACCCCCACTTTTAAGTGGGGGAGGAAACGGCTTGCCTCCTTTTTGTTTGGTTGACAACACAAAAACATGACACTATACTCCCTTTCGCCTAAGGCACTCCGTCACCGGAGACAACGGTTTTGGCATCTTTGACAACTGAATGTATCGGGTTTGGCCGAGGAAACGTTCGGCCAGTAAAACATTCACCGTCAGGTGTTTACCTGTAACCAAGTCGGAGACGGTACATCTATCTTCGACGGGCCACCGCCAACTGGCCTATCGCCGCAACGGTTGATTTGTTAGCGGCAAGCCCCCGCATTTATGCGGGGGTAGTTGACTAAGCAAACACCCCCCGGAACATCTCTTCCCGCCAACGATCCAGACCATACTTGCGAAGCGGGTGGCTCTCCCCGATATAGGTAATTTTGCCAGTCACCTCATCGGCGGGAATAACATAACGGCGACCGTTCAGGTCAGACAAGTAGAACCACTCGGTTTTATCGTTCGGCTGTAGCCTGACCTGATGGCCGACACTCAACGGCACCACCCGCGCACACTTCACGCCTTGTCCGTTGACGAACACCTCCGGCTCACCACGACGGCTTTCTGCATTCAACAGAACATCAAACCCGTAGCCGTTGAAAAACTCATAGCACTCCCCCACTACGGGGCGGTTGCTGAAAGTTTTCAGTTGGCGGTGCGACCTCCGCATAATCTCCCGCCGTTTTTCTTTGTGACACCGGGGGCACCACTTATTCTTGGCTGAAACAATCTCCACATTACACTGGAAGCAGCGTGGCTTGAGGCCATACTGGTCAGCATAGCGACGTATCATTTCTCGCGATAGACCAAAAACCCGCGCAATATCAGAGTAGCGGTGCCCACTGGCCCGCAACGCCTCCATCTGTTCCTTCGTTACTTTTGACACTTTTTGCCTCGATTGCGTAGTTTTTTCACGCGGCTCACCAATGCCGCGATATTCTTATGTAGCGTCGGCATAGCCGACAGGTCATCCATCATTTCCCAATCTTTCAGGACGTTGACCAATATGCGTATCATCGCCTCATCCAAAACCCCGCGTACCATGCTGGGAGTGGCGTTTTTTCTACCTGAAAAGAGCGCGTCTAAAATCTCTTTTTCCGACTTGCCTAAAACGGCGTAATATACCCACACTCGCCGCATCTGTTCCGACAACCCACAAAGACAATTATTTTCCGACAATCCTTGGTCGGCAATAATCTGCTCTATAATCTGGTCTTCATTCATGCTCGGCATAAGGCCATTGTCCTCTTGATACATGAAGAATTGTGCGTCTTTTTCCCTAAAAAAAAGACCATACAATTGACCTCATTACAGGCGTCCATCTCCGTGATGGTCTGAAACTTCCAGTCTGGCCCCTTGATAAATATTTTAGGCTTCAGCCTGCGGATCAAACCGGACGGGTCATCTTCCTCAAAAACAACCACCTGGCTCACACCTTTTATACTACCAACAATAGCGGCTCTTTCCGCTGCCGTAAATACAACCCGTTCTTTCAATTCCCCGGCCCGACGGTCACCATTTATTCCAACCACTAATTCATAATCAGGAAACAGCGATACTATGCCCCGAAATAATGCGACATGGCCGGGGTGAATAACATCGAACGTTCCAGTGGTCAACACAATCGGCCTAATCATAAGCCGACTATAACAACCATACTTTGCGTTGTCAACTTAACCAAATGCCACAGAATTGCCGGATGCTTTACAACCCGTTAATTTGTCAATATAGTGATCATCAAGCCCAGCAACCGAGGAGGCTACCCCATGTTTGAATCACAGGTTTCTACTTACCTTAAAGACAAGATACTAGAGCATAGCACTGGCAAGACCAGTTGGACGATGCCAGCCACTACCTATTTGGCATTGTATGCCGACGATCCAACAGAGGATGATACGGGAACAGAACTTACGGGTATCACCCGTCCAGCAATAACCTGGGGCAGTGCGAGTGGGGGTGTAATTGCCAATAGTGCCGATGCCACCCTGACCAAGGCAGATGAGACGACCGAAACCTGCACCCATTGGGGGCTGCGGGATGCTCTCACGGGTGGCAACCTGCTCTACTTCAGCCCGATACTCAAGCGTCGAATTGCTGGCGACAGCACCACGGAGTTTGCCATTACTAACCCCGGTGGTTTGGTTTTCCGCTACACTTATACAGGTGGCACCGACCCCGGCATATCGGCGGCAGACCCGCTGGCGGGCGACAAAGTACTGATAGCTGCCGAAAATTTCGCCAGTGGCAATAATGGCTCATTCATTGTTGTGGATGCTGGGAGTAATTACTTCGACGTTATCAACGTCAATGGCGTAGCCGAAGCGGACAAGACCATCGGCAGCGGCAGTTTGACTTTCTACACACCCACTTCTGTTACCATGATCGGCCACCCGCTTGACGGGCAGCAGTTGGTCTTTGCTGCTGGTGTGCTGAAAGTACGGGCTTTTTAGGAGGTTAGGCTATGGCTTCATGGCTGGAGGGTCAGGACTATTCGCGGGGGGTGCTGGAGTCGACGCTGGCGGTAGGGGCAACGACATTTAGCCTGGCGGGTGACCGCACTACTGACTTCCCTGCTGCCCCGTTCATCCTGACGCTATTCGACGCGGCGGCGTATCGAAGTCCCGTGGAGGCGTCGGAGGCCGGGGAGTTGGAGAAGGTCCTGGTAACGTTAAAACTGGACGGTCTGAGTGGTGACCCTCCGGTCGTAGTGTCTACTGATTTCACCATCACCCGCGCCTATGACGGCACGACGGCCCGCGAGTGGCCCGCCGGCACGGCAATCTGGGCGGCGGTCAACTGGGCGGTCTTCGACCAGTTACAGTCGGCTATCACCGCCCACAACCATAACAACGCGGACGCGCTGCAAGGTAACAACGTCTTAGCCCCGGCGAGCGTGGCGGCAACTGATTTCGTGACTGCCGCGTCCTACATGACCGCACAGACCTACCTGCAGGTCGGGGCCTACCTGAAGGGCTACAACGACGCCTCGGCCCTGTACTCTGGCGCGACGGGCGGTGTCTTGGAACTGACGCAGGGGGCACCGTCGGGGGCGACGGCGCGGAGTAAGGTGCTGATGTGGTGCCGGGATGGAGTTTCGGGCGGGGTGCAGGCTGCCTTCGGGCCGGTCCATGCCAACGCGGACGCGAGCTTCAACATGGTCCTGTTCCCCAAGGGCACCCCGGCAGGCGGCACCGCGTTTACTCTCTGCGGCAACGGCGCGGTGACCCGGTGGGCCAACTTTTACTGCACGACAACTGACGTGGGTATCGCCGCACAGACAGGCATCACGACGCTCTCTTTCCGCAACGGCCACAACGTCACCGATACCCTCGCTCTGCAGCTTGACCTCGCGACCAGCCTGCTGACCTTCCGGGGCGATGCTATCGTGGGCCGGGGGGCGGCCAACCGCATTGACATTGGTACGTCCGGGGCACCCGATGACCTCATGGTGTGGGGCAGTAAGATAGAGGTCGGCACCACCGTCCGCATTGACCGCGACCAGGACAACAGCCTCGGCCTCGCAGCCGGGGACCAGATATGGGCCGACAATATGCTCAGCAAGGCGCGGGCGGACTTAGCGGAGCGCATTTATGACATCTGCGGCGTGGAAAATATCCGCGCCTTGTGGATACCCGATGGCAGGACCGGCACGGTGTTGAAGGACTGGTCGGGCAACGCCCGGCACGCCACACTAAACACGGACTTGACGACGGCGGTCTCAGGCCACTGCCGCTATCTGCCGGTAACCTCCGACGCGCATTACTGGGAGGTCGCTGACGGCGACTGGCTGAGCTTCGGCAACGGCTCCACCGATACGGCGTTTACGATTCTATCGCTGGTATATCCGACGGTGGCTGTGGGCACGACCACGACCAGACCTATCTTTGGCCGTTCGAATGACCAGACGCCGCTGCGCGAGTATCGCTTTTTCTGGACGGGGATGTATCTGTTCTCGCGCTATTTCGACAACTCGGCGGGCTCGTATATTGGCCGCCGGAGTGACGGCCCGCCGACCGGGGACACCTGGCAGGTGCTGGAGGCGAGCTACGATGGCAGTGCGACGAACGCGGGTTGTGCGCTCTATATTGGCACCACGCGGGTTGACACCACGAACAGCAGCACGGGCACCTACGTTGCGATGGAGAATCTGTCGCTCCCGGCGGGGAACTTCTTTGTGGCTGCCGACGGCTTGCCATGTACTTTTCGGGGGCGCAACGCCGTAACATTGTTGTTGGCGGGGCAGTTGACGCCGACCCAGCGGGCGCGACTGAATGTCTTGCTGCTGGGCTTTGCGGGGTCCAGTATCGTTTAGGAGGAAAGACATCATGAGAATAGAGATTGAAATACCGGACGGGCTGGGCATTAACATTGACGAGGTGAAGCGATACGCGCTGGAGCACGCGCTGATACAGGCTCGGGAGCGGCGGCTGCAGGAGATAGTGGATAGCGACGAGAAGATACTTGAGATAGACCGGGAGAAGCGACGGGCGATAGAGCCGGAAATAGTTGAAGAACAATCAGACAAAAAATCTCAGCGGGGGTAGGTATGTACGGTGGATTTTGCTACGGACAAACCAACTATGGTAGCGCGATACCAACCAGACTCATAACTAATGTGGATGCTGCCGAGGCCTTTCTGCAACTACTGGCCGACAGCAGTTCTCAACAGAGGAGTCACGCCCACGGGGAAGCCAGCATATCTGCTTTCATCTTGTCTTCTAACAAAACAGTTAGTCAAGCCATAGCATTAGCCGAAATTATGGTTTTAACCGAAGCGTCTATTGCCGCCTCGAACAGGACATTCTATTACCGCTACCTAACGTCTCTCTGGTCGGAGGCCTGATATGCAACTCATCAAAGCGAATGAAGCGATAGAAGGACGAAGGAAAATGGTGTTCCCGTTAGTGGTAGATGCTGCCGATGGCATTACTGCTGAGACCGGGGAGGCTGGGGGCCAGCCCCAGTATTCATTAGACGGGGGGGCGAACTGGGCAAACACCACCAATACCCTGACAGGTGGTACGAATGGTACCTACCAGGTGCAACTAACCACAGATGAGGTCAACCAATCTGTCGGAACTAATATTCTCGGCAGGTACAAGTCCATCCGTACCGCTGAGGCGAGGGCGATCCCGATACAGATAGTGGCCTTTGACCCTCATGCTGTGACTAACCTCGGGCTGTCCAATCTGGACGCCGCCATATCCACGAGGGGAACAGCCAACACTGGCGACCAAATGGACTTGATAAATGCCCCCAATGCCACGGCAATAACGGCTATCCAATCTGGTTTGTCCACGCTAACGGCACAGCAGGTTTGGGAATACGGCACACGGACAATTAGTTCGTTCGGCTCACTGGTAAGTGATATTACTACCGCTGTTTGGGCGGCTGCCGTACGAACTATTACCGGGGGGACAATTTCCACCGTCAGCGATAAGGCAGACTACTCTCTGACTTCGGCTTACGATGCGGCTAAGGCTGCGGCTCCAGCGGGGGCACAG